ACGAGCGCAAGATGCAAAGGGAAATCAGCAACGATCCATTCATTGAAAGCCCATATACCGGCTATCACACTGACTCCCCGGCTATGCGTTTCGGAAGGGACAATGAGCAATATGCCGTTGAATGGATTCGCCGTTATGCGTTTGAAGGCAGCAAAGCGGTGAGATACTATGAGACGGACTTTCCCGAGAAGCCTTTCATCACGGTAGATTGGGCGAAGTTCGGAGTGACTCCCGACTGCGATGTATATGTAGACGGACAGATTAAGGCGTTATGGGAGATTAAGTGCTGCTATTCTGAGAACACTATATACAAGTACTTCTCGCCAATCAGTAGTCCTGTCACACTCGAGGAGGAGTGCAAGAAGGAGCATCTTTGGCAAGTGCTTGGTCAGATGCTCGCAGTCCCTTCAGCAAAGTTCGTTGCCGTGCTCAAATACAACCCGCCGAGGGATGACTACGATTGGGATATGGCAGATGTGACGGACTTCAGCCGTGGACGGACTTTCTTCTTCAAGAGGGAGGACTACCAGGAGGAACTTGCACAGCTCAAGGAGAGGATAATCTTCGCTGACTCTATACTGGAGCACAACATCAACGCCGAGAAGGTAAATGAACTTTGGAACGAAAAACATAAATAGACTATGGCTTACGAACACAATGAAGGGTGCGGCTCTCTCTTCCCTAACAGAGCAAAGGAGAGCACTGACAACAGACCTGACTACAAAGGTTCAATCAAGATTAACGGAGAGGTAATTTACCTCGCTATGTGGAAAAAGGCTTACACTGAAAAGGAGAGCAACACGCAGAAGGTTCGCCTCGATCTGAAGGTGGATAAGAGAGAATATCTCCCAGACGGAATGACAAAGGCTGACCAGGCAGAGGCTTTGGCAATAACCGCCGATGCAACGAGACCGACTCGCAAAAGTGCCTCTGGACTCTCCATTAAGGAAGTGACCGCGCAGGTGCTGGCAGCCCCATCAGATGTAGATGACTTACCATTCTAATTGACGGACTATGGCATCATACCAGATAGAGGACTTTATGACAAGGGATATGCACCTATCAGGCAACCGCCTGTTGGTGTATGCCCTTGTGTACTCCTTCAGCAAGAAGGACCGCCAATGGTATGGCTCCATAGGAACTATCTGCGAGAGGACCGGAGCTGCGAAGAGAACGGTTATCCGAATACTTGAAGAATTCACTAAAGAAGGTTTGTTTATCAAGGAAGGAAACGCGAAGAATCCGCATTATCGTACAGTGCAAAAATGGCACTCTGACGGTGCCAAAATTGCACCACATCAGTGCCAAAATTGCACCGATGACGGTGCCAAAATGGCACACAATAATAAAGTATATAATCAAACATATAATAAAGTAGATAGACAACTAACTATTGAAGAAAAAGATGTTTTGATTAGGGAATTCGGAAGCGAGAGGGTAGCCGCCGTCCTGCCGAAGTTCTACGATCATCTGGCTAAATTCCCCGAAAAGTACAGGAACGGTCTTCTGAAGGCGGCGCGCTGGTGGATGGCTAACGAGAAGACTTTCGCTCCGGCTCCGACTCCGCAGACAACCACCGCCACTCCGATATGGGAGCGGATGATGAAACAACAAATGAACTGATGCTATGAAAAAGATTTATGAACTGAAGGAAATACCGCAGCCGAGCAGCCGACCTCTCGAAATGCGCGTGCTGCAAGATATAGTTGACCGACCATTTATGTTCGAGGACGCGATGAGGGTGCTGACTCCGGCACACTTCGCAAGCCCCGACACGCGCAACTGTTGGGAGGTCATCGTAAAGAAGAGAGAGGCAGGGGAGGAACTGGAAGCGCTCGGACTCTTCGGGCAGGTTGACCAACAGATTGCAACCCAGCTCCTCAGTGGCGAGTCAGCCGACCGCTCGCAAAGCGAAATCAAGGCTGACATAAGCGCGCTGACAGAGGCAGCTATCAAAAGCCGAGGGTACAGGCTCGGACTTGCGCTCGCCGCTGCGACATCGAAGGGAGTTATACCGGCAGACGAAATATCGCGTATGATTGAGGAATACTACCACGATGTAAAGGAAGTGGCAGCCCATAGCGACCACGCGGTAAGGCTGCCCGATGCGATGGACCAGCTTGCGGAGAACCTTAAACGAATGGAGGAACTTGCAAGGGAGAACAAGTCACTTCGCAAGCGCACAGGTCTGATGACACTTGACTTCGCTACCAACGGAGGATTCGCGGACGGAGAACTGGTGGTGCTCGCGGCCCGTCCGTCAGTGGGCAAGACTGCAACGGCGCTGCATATCGCAAGGAATATGGCGCTTTCGAGAAAGATTCCGGTGGCGTTCTTCTCCCTGGAGATGTCAAGCGAGAGCCTAACCTCACGAATGATGTACGCCGTAACTACACTCGACCCCGCATCGGTCATCGGCGGCAAGGTGGACTGGGCGCAAGTGCAGATGGCGCAAGGTATGTTCAGGGATGCGCCTATGCTGATAGACACAAGGAGCAACACAGCCGACCAGATTATATCAGCAATTAAGAAGTACATTAGAAGAGGGGAGTGCGCCATTGCGTTCATCGACTACCTGGGACTGATTAAGACTGCGGGCAGAGTGGAGAACAGGGCGCAGGAAGTTGGCGAGATAACAAGGAGTCTGAAGCTCGCGGCAGTTGAGCTCGGCATTCCGATAGTGTTGCTCTCGCAGCTGAACCGCGAGAATGTAAGTTCAAACAAGGAGCCGCAACTATACAATCTGAGGGAGAGCGGCAGCATCGAGCAGGATGCCGACATAGTTCTGATGCTGCACCCGATAGAGGATGCTGACGATCCGAGCAAGAAGAAGGTCAGGATGTTTATCAGAAAGAACAGAAACGGCAAGGCGGGAGAATACCTCGACCTTATACCGAATGAGACATATACGGCATTTAAGGAAGACCGTGGCGAGGTAACCGAACCAGTCTACCGGCCGGAGACTATCACACAACAACTGGAAGGGGAATTGTTTAACTAAAAATCTACCGCTATGATTTTCGCAAAACCTATCCGTTTCGTAGAGCTGAACGAGACTATCGTTTGGAAAGGCACTACACTAAAGGCAGTCAGAAGACCCTACATTTCACAACCATTCCGCACCTGCGAAGGCTGCTACCTCAATTCAAGTGATGCAATCCAAGTGTGCAACCGGATGCAGTGCTCGAGCTTCGACCGCATTGACCGCACATCCATTTGGTTCGTAAAGGAGAAGTAAGATGAACGACTATGTAAGAGGCTCGCACCGGCCGATGCTGACAACGGAAGACCTGGACAGATACGGTGCAGAGAGGAAGGTCCTTATTGAGAAGACTCCGAGCGCCACTTCGGAGTGGACCATTGACCAGCTTATGAAATACTTCAAGCTAATCAGGGAAGGCGGCGTTTCCGCCTACCGCAAAAATAGAACACTATGAAAGAACTGCAACAGATGTTTACCGACATTACCGACAAGATTATAGATGTCGAAGGCAACACCGCTAATCTTACCGAGATGTGGAAGCAGCATCAGATTGATAAGTGCGGGGCAATCTCAACGCCTGAGGTTGAAATCTTCCGTGACTGCGTGGAGATGGCGTTCATCTATATTCGCGAGTGGCTTGCTGAATACATTAAAAAAGAGGAGACACTATTATGACAGAATTCATTATGACAACATTGGCAATCCTGATGCTGATTGGCTTTGTCGTTTGGGTAATTGTGCAAGGCTTCAAGGCAGCCTGGGAGGAAGAGGCGGACAAGCAGCACAAGGAAATGGAAAAGCAACTTGCCGAGATGTTTCAGGAGCTGAAGTTCTACCGGGAGCAATGGCAGCTGGAACACGGCAAAAAAAAGGAGGACAAGTAATGGACTACGGATGGCAGACTATCACCGGAACGGTGCCGAGCAAAAGCAACTGTTACCGCATCATCACTATCTGTGGGCACGGCTCGCTATGTAAGACAGATGCTCTGAAGAAATACGAACAGAGCTTTATGCTCCAGTGCGGCAAGTACCGCGACCTGGGAATCAAAGGTCTGTTCAGATTGGAGATGAATGTCTATTATCCTTCCAACCGAAGCGACCTTGACAACTCCCTGAAGGTTATCCTCGACTGCCTTCAATACTGCAAGGCAATCGCAAACGATAACAAGTGCATCCATATCGAGGCTGACAAGTTCGTGGATGCCGCAAACCCAAGACTGGAATTCAAACTAATAACTGACTGACTATGGAAAAGAAAACATTCTACATCACTTTCGATGTTTATGAGAACGGCTATGTCGATACGCATATGCCGAAAGATATACCGGTGAAGCTCGCCGATGAGATTGACTCTATCCTTAAAAAACATTTCAGGGAGGACTGACAATGGTAACCAAGATCATATTCGCTCACGCATCGGAAGGATGTTATGCGTGCCGTCAGCTCAAGCCGAGATTCGAAGCGCTGATGCACCAGAGGAACTTCACCAATGTAACCTACCTGGATGTCATTGACGATGACAACTTCGCACAAGCCGACAAGTACAGAGTCAAAGGGATTCCGACAGTAATCTTCTTTGATGTCAACGAAGAGATTGGAAGGTTAGTCGGCAACCTTCCCGATGAGGAATACATTAAATACTTCGACAATGGAGAGACCGTGGAACAATAGAAAGCATCAGGGCGGCTATCAGCGAGAGACCAGCGACCCGAGGTATCACACTTCAAGGTGGACGAAGCTCTCTCGCAGACTGCGAGGCACGGCAGCCTTCGCTCTATGCGCCGAATGCAGGAAGAAAGGATTGCTGGTCCCTGCCGAAGTGGTTGACCATATCAAGCCGGCGTTCCTCTGCAATGACCAGGAGTTCTACGATCCGGCCAACCTTCAGCCTCTCTGCCAGACTTGCAACCACGCGAAAGGGCAGAAGGATAAGAAACTGAAATAAACAAGAGGGAGCGCAAAGAGCGGCCGTAATACTTACTTTAAGTTTTGGTCATATGATAGTTTGGTACGGCAGAAGGCGCGAGTCTTCTCTCCCCACAAAGAGGTGGTGCAAGTGCAGCGCTGACAGCTAATAATAATTGGTTAAAGATGTTTTTGTTATGGTAGCGCAGGGAGCGCGAGCTCCTTCCACCCACAAAGTTAATACGCCTATGAAAGTTAAACAGACAAACGAAGAATTCACCTGCCGTGAATGTGTACACGCAAGACCGATACTCCACGGCAACAAGAACTGGTGCGGTGAACCTATGGAGGCTAACTGCGAGTTCATCGAGCCTTACATTACCGGATTGAACGACATCAGAAGAGGATGCACGCACTTCCAAAGGATGATTTGACAGGGGAGGGGCGGCTTAAATCTCTAAGGCGCAATGCTTTAAGACCACGCCCCCCAGTCGGGAAGCAACGAAAATGAATTTTGAAATTTTAGAGACAATGAAAACGGATATTATAGAGGACATCGAGTCCACGAAAACACTTGAGTTTGAGTGCCTTACTGAAAGGGCGCAGAAATTTTACCTTCGTCAGTGCCAGCAATACATTGATGACGGCGAGTTGAGAGTAGGCTATCTGCCTAAACTTGCCATCTGGGCTGCGAGCTATGATTTAGGATGGAAGCTGTGTGCCGAAGTGGCTGTTGAGGGCGAGACATTCCAGACCGTCAACCGTAATGGTGACACCGTGATGAGCGCCAACCCTAAAGTGAAAATGATGAACGATGCGCTGAAGATTGCTGACAATATACTTGCCGAATTCGGTGGATCCATAAAGCAAGCGCGCAAAATCGGCAAGGATAAACCAACCGTTAATCCGATAGACGAATGGACCAGGAGATTACAAGATTAAACAACTATGTAGCTGCGGTCTTAAGTGGCGAGCTGCCTTCGTGCCGGTATATCGTCAAGGCAGTCGAAAGGTATCAGGCAGACTTGAAGCGGAGCGACCTGTATCTTGATGAGGCGGAGTTCAAGCGCTTCATTGCCTTCGCCTCAGAGTTCAAGCACTATAAAGGCGAGATGGCAGGGCAGCTCTTCAGATGCGAGGACTGGCAGCTCTTCATCGTGGCAAATGTGCTATGTCTGAAGTGGAGCGCCACAGGCAGAAGGAAATACCGCCTTGCCGACATCTATGTGCCGCGTAAGAACGGAAAGACTATGTTCGCCTCCATACTCTCTCTATTCCTCTTCCTGATGGACGGAGAGGCAGGACCGGAAGTTTACACGGCAGCGCTCGACCAGGAACAGGCGCGCCTCTGCTATGATGCCGCGATAGTCCTTCTGCAAAACTCCATATTTACCTCGCTTGCGAAGATTCAGCCGAGCAGGGTGAAGGCGGAAGGAACTGCGAATCACGGAGTCTTCAAGCCTCTATCGCGAGACACTAAGAACAAGGATGGTCTGAACATTCACGCGGCGGTCTGCGATGAGAGACACGCGTGGCCCAACACTGAAATGATTGATGTCATCAAGACCGGTATGGGCGCCAGGAGTCAGCCGCTTGTTATAAGCATCTCCACTGCGGGTATTGATGTCAGCTATCCGTACTTTGCCGACATTGAGGCATACAAGGGGCAGCTTGACGGAACGATGCCACTTGAGGAAACTCACTTCTATATGCTCTACACTCCGGACGAAAACGACCAGTGGGATAGCGAACAGACTTGGAAGAAAGTCAACCCTAACCTCGGCGTTTCATTATCTTGGGACTATATGCGCGCTGTCTGTGAGGAGGCGAAGGCAAGAGGCGGCAGCTATGAGGTTGCCTTCAAGACCAAGAATCTCAATATGTGGGTGGATGCTCCGGAGGTATGGCTCGCTGATGATGCGGTGGCTGCCTGCAACGAGAGCATAGACGAATCGCAACTTATCGGCAAGAAATGCTATGTCGGTATTGACCTTGCGAGCAAGAAAGATATTACCGCAGTGTGCTACCTCTTCCCTGATATGACACCGATGGTTGCAAAGTTTTCCTTTATCGTGCCGGAGCAGAAAATCATCGACAAGGAAGACCGCGTTGACTACCGGCTCTGGCAGAGTCAAGGTTGGCTGGTCAGCGCTCCGGGAACCGTGCTTGATGAGGACTGGTTCATTGACTATCTGATGAAGGAACTTAACAAGTATAACATTCAGTCTATAGCATACGACCCCTGGGGAATGTGGAATATCCTTCCCAAGTTCGGAGTCTATAAGAACAGGCTGGACGAGTTCAAGCAGAACATCGGCAATATGTCCGTGCCCACCAAAGAACTTGAAACCTACATACTCTCGGGCAAAATCAATCTGATGTTCAACCCTATTATCCGTTGGATGTTCAAGAATGTGGTAGTCTACATAGACCCGAATGCCAATATCAAACTTGACAAGGCGCGCTCTCGCGACAAGATTGACGGAGTTGTCGCTCTGGTTGATGCAATCGGAGGGTGGCTGACCAAAACGAAAGGTCAGGTAACTGCCGTTCCTTACGCCACTCACACCCTTCGAACACTGCATTTTTAGCTGATACAAACTATTTTGACTGATTTTGACTGATTAGGTCATTCACCCCTTTGTGTGCGCGCATAACTAAAGTTATCCTTGTGCAAAATTATAGCACAAGGGTATGGCTAAAAAGAACTTCATACAGCGCATTAGGGCAAAAATAAGGGGCATCTTCGTTGCTCCTTATAGCCAGATAGGCACTCTTACCAACCCTAATCAGCTTGACTTTGGCGTAACCGTCAATAATGATGCAGCTCTGCGATTTACCGCAGTCTTCGCTGCTATCAAGATACTTTCCGAAAATATCGCATCGCTGCCGAAGACAATCTCAAAGAAGACGAAGAACGGCAATGTCGCTGCAACCTGGCACGCAGTCTATCATCTTTTGAGCGGCAGACCTAACGAGTACACCGACCGCTTTAACTTTTGGTTCACGATCATCAGTTGGATGCTCGGCAATGGTAATGCTTATGCGCTGATCGAGTGGAAGGCAGGCGAACCGGTAGCACTTCATCAGATAGACCCTTCCTATGTCGACATATCCTTCGACAATGGCAAGAAGGCGTATGTTGTCAACAATCCTTCGGAGAAATACAGCTTCCTTAATGGCGCTCACCTTGACTTCGAGATGCTGCACTTTATGCTCTACACCAAAAACGGCATAGAGGGTATCGACACTATCACTTACAACGCAGCTGCAATCGGAAGAGGCATCGCAACGCAGAAGTTCTCTTCAGAGTTCTACTCCAAAGGCGGGCAGATTAAGGGCACACTCGAGACCGATGCCGAACTTGGTGACGAGGCTTACGCAGCATTTGTTAAGCACTATAACGAGAGCGCTAATAACTTTGAGACTCCTCTTCTGGAATACGGCATCAAGTATAAGACTATCGGCATCTCTCCGGTAGCAGCGCAGCTCATCCAGAGCGAGACTCTCTCAATTCAGGACATAGCGCGAATCTTCTCTATTCCTCCTCACCTTCTCGCGGAGATGAGTCACGCAACCTTCAGCAATATCGAAGAACAGAACACATACTTCGCTATCTACTCTCTCCGTCCGCTTTGCAAGCGCATCGAAGAGCAGCTCGAAGATAAACTCCTCCTCGGAGCGGACAAGGGCAAATATGACATCAAGTTTGACCTGCGTGGAATGATGCGCGGCAAGGATGAAGCACGAAGCGCATACTACAACTCCGGTATCAACGCAGGGTGGATGACTCCGAATGAGGCACGCGAACTTGAGGGAATGGTGAAACTCCCTGGACTTGACACTCCGAGAATGCCGCTCAACTATGTTGAGGTCGGCGCTGAAGAAACCGAAACTAATAAAACCGAATAACTATGAAGAAATTATTCAGAATCCCGGACCCAACCGTTGGTAATGCCACTGCAAGTGATGTTACCTCTTCCGGTATGAAGGTAAGCGGCACTGTAACTTTCAGCGGCGCTGCTACCTATGGCGTTGCTTACAAGAAAAGCACTGCAAGCAGCTGGACTTACACTGACGGAGGTACATCCAAGAGTGTATCAGAAACACTTTCAGGACTTACGGCAGACACTAACTACAAGGTCTGCATCTATGCTCAATCACAGCGAGGCAAATTCCTCGGCGCTGCTACTACTCAGAAGACCGCAGCTGAAGAATAGGAGGACAAACTATGGAAATTAAATACAGACTTATCGAAGGCGCGCAAATCCGCAAGGTCAGCGAGGATGACAGAACTATCGAGTTCGTGGCATCCGACAACTCTGTGGATTCCTACGGCACTGTCCTTCCGGTAGACAAATGGGACCTTGCTCGCTATTCGAAGAATGGCGTGATAGGTTATCAGCACGAAGTCTACGGCTCAGATGTCTTCAAGGGCAGCGACCCTGACGATGTAATCGGCAAGGGAGTCGCTTTCGTTGAGAACGACCAGCTGATAGTCCGCGTGACATTCGAACCGGCCGAACTTAATCTAAAGGCAGACAAGATTTACCGCAAGGTACTCTTCGGCTCGCTTAACGGCGTATCAGTGGGCTTCGTTCCGGTGGGTGAAGGTCATTGGGGCAGCAAGCGCGCCGGTGAAGACCCTGATGTATTCTACTACGGCGGCCAGGAACTTCTTGAAGTCTCCGTAGTAAACATCCCTTCAAATGCAAACGCACTCCGCAGAAGCATTGATGAGGAGAGGGCAGCTCTCCCTGAGCGCAAGGCAGAGGAAGAGGTTGTCGAGGCTCGCGAGGTAGCACCGGAGGTTGAGCCGCAGCAGACCGCAGAGCCTGTCGCAGGACCAGTTGAAGAAGACAATTCACAATATTTACTAACAATCGCCAGGGCGAAAGCCACTTTGGCATAAAAGGCAACAACTATGAGAAATTCAAATGAAATTTCCGCAGCTCTCAAGGCAAAAATGGCCGAGACTGCAACCGATGCCGAAGCACGCACAGCTTTGGCAGTTGACATCGAAGCTCTCACTTCAGAACTTCGTGAAGCACAGGTAAACGAGGCAGCAGAACGCGCACTCGCAAGCCAGAAAGTTCTCTCCGATCCTGAAAAGAAGGAATTGAAGAGATTCTCTATTTCCAAGATGATCCGCGAGGCAGCTGACGGCAACATCACCGGCTTCGAGGCTGAAATGGAAGCAGAAGGTAAACGCGAAATGGATGCAGCACACATCAACGGTATTGGTAATGTTCACATCCCTTCAGCAGTTCTCCGTAACTCTTACCAGAACTCTTCTGATACCAACTACGGTCCGGAGTTCAACCAGGTTACTATGATGAGCTATGCAGAGGCTCTGAAGAACAACCTCGTTATGGCAAAGGCTGGTGCAACCTACATTGATGGTCTTCAAGGTCGCGTTCAGATTGTTCGTGGTGGTGGAGCAACCGCAAGCTGGATTGCAGAAGAAGCAGCTGCATCAGTAAACCGTCAGACTTACTCTTCAGTAGTAATGTATCCTAAGAGACTCCAGATTCTCGCAGGTTACACTCTCGACCTTCTGAAGCAGTCTTCACTCTCAGTTGACGAGATGATTATGCGCGAAATGCTCAACGAGCACGCAGCAGCACTCGATTCAGCAATCATCAACGGCTCTGGCGCATCAGGACAGCCAACCGGTATTCTTTACAGCTCATTCAGCAATGTAAACACCGTAGCAATCGACACTAATGGTGGTCCTATCACCTGGGCAAAACTCGTTGAGATGGAGAAGGCAGTGGCTGAAGACAATGGTCTCCGTGGCTCACTCGCATACATCACCAACCCTAAGGTTTATGCAAAGATGAAGACTATCGCTCGCGAAAGCGGTTATCCATACTACCTCCTCGAGGACGGCAAATGCAACGGCTACGATGTACTCGTTTCCAACGCAGTTCCAAGCAACCTCACTAAGGGCACAACTTCCGGCACTTGCTCAGCAGCAATCTTCGGTAACTTCAACGATGTTATCGTAGGTAACTGGGGCGGTCTCGAGTTCCTCGTTGACCCATTCAGCAAGAAAGCAAACGGCGTCATCGAAATCAGCGCATTCGCTTACCACGATGTTACACTCCGCCACGAGCAGAGCTTCGCTAAGATCGTAGACATCACTACTGCCTAACATACCTAATTCGCAATCCAATGGTTAATAATAAGGTTAAAACAACGGTCGTTACTCTCGCCCAGCTTAAGGACAACCTTAGGCTGGCGGGGACCGACTTTGACAATGACTTGCAAATCAAGTTAGATGCGGCAATTCAGTCCGCAAGTAGTTTCATTGGCAGAGATTTGTCAATGGTTGACACCTATTCTTTCGATTGGGCTGCGGAGGTAGAACTGGTCATTGACACAGCCAAACATATTTCGGGCGTGAAGGTTGGCGGCTCCACCGTTCAGCCTTCAGCCTGGAGTTTGGATGGTCATACTTTCAAGGTAACCGGAGAGGCCGGCGATACCGTAGAGGTCACAACCGATTGGAATCAGGACATAAAGACCGCCATAATGATGCACGCAAGCAGCCTGTGGCGCAACCCTGCCGACACTGTTGAAACTCTAACCAAAGCCTCAACCAATTTACTCCGCCAATATCGCAACTATGCCAGCAGATACTAACATAGGCGCTTTCGAAGACAAGCTGGAGCTTTACACACTGACTCAGACCAGGGGCTCTGAAGGCGAGAAGATAGAGTCTTTCTCCCTTATGGCAACAGTCTACGGCAATGTGTCAGTCTCCACTACCGAAAGTGTTGAAAGCGACAATCAGGCGGCAAAAAAGAGCGCTACGATAACAATCTACAAGCGCACAGACATCACTACAAGATGGCAGATTAAGTGGGGAAGTGTAGTATTCGAAATTACATCCATAGTGCCGGATGAGAGGTTAAGCCCATTTATGCAAATCAGTGTAAGGGAGGCTTAACAATGAGCACTGAGTACATTGAAATAGAAGGGATGGATAAGGTTGAAAAGTGGCTGGAAGACTATCCCAAACAGATGAAGAGCTTGCTGCGTAGAGCGCTTAAAAAGGCGGCTAAACCGGAAGAGCAGCGCGCCAATCAGGCAATGCCATACGGAAGTTGGTTGCTTGAAGTGAGAGCCAAAACGCAGATTAAATCAAAGAAGGAAGAACTTCTGCTCTCGTCTGGTTTTTTTGGAAAGAAAAGGAACAGTGATGGCAGCATTCCGGCTTGGTTCAAAGCATATTGGGACAACTCCGGCACACTTCAGGGGCGAGACCCGAACCATCAGTTCAAGAACCCTATAAAACACTCCTCTACGACCGCCGCATCGAAGAGGAAGAATCAAAGCGGTCAGCAACATACGAACTTTTTTGAGAAGGCAATGGCGGGCGCGGAAGAGAGGATAGCGGCAGAAATGATGGACACAGTCCTGAACAGTATAGCGAAAGCAGAAAAAGAGTTAAACAATGGTTAGCACGATAGGTTCAAAACTGGTAACGACATTGACAAGCATAGTCAATGTGATGCTCGATGAGGATGCGACTAATTCATATCCTTACGCAGTATACCGCACGCAGCTCTCCGATGTATGGACCAAAGGTGGAGTCTACAAGCAGACCGGCAGACTGTATCTGACCTTATACTCCCAGGACTATGCCACTGCGAAGACCAAGATAGGTCTGATAAAGGATGCCATCACAACCAATATGGTGGGCGAGCAATACCGAATGGTACTGACGAATGATGCCGCCACTTGCGATGACGGACTTTGGAGTTGGGAACTTGAATATAACGCATCAGAATATGCAGTGCAGCCGACTCCTCAGGCTCCACAAAATGAAACTGAAGATTCTAACAATTAAAACTAATAGCTATGAGTGAAACAGCAAATGTTGGTTACAACACCATCGTAAAATCAGGCGGCAGTACATTTGCCGGCGTTACTCAGGACGATTTGAACCTGAGCGCAGAAACTAAAGAGTCTATCACCAAAGCCGATGCAGGTTCAAAGAGAACTACCATTACAAGGGTAAGCGCATCTATCACCGTTGCCGGTATCTGTTCAACAGACTCAACCGCTACCGTTCTTGACCGCGAGGACATTATCGACCTTGCACTGGCTAAAGCTCCGGTAACCGTCAACTATATGGTCGGCACTACCACTTACGCAGGAACCGGTTATGTCAGCGGCTACAAGGAGACTACTCCTGCCGATCCAGACAGTGACCCGACTTACTCTCTCGAAATCGCACTTCCTAACGGTATAGCAAAAACTGTCTAACCGATGAAGGACTTCATAGAGATTGGCGGAACTGAATACCGCGTTGAGGTAAACTGGAATGCTATCGGCGATTTTCTTGATGTAAAAGGCTACGATCTGACAGAGCTCTCGAAAGTGGGGGCAATGAAAGTTGCCGATATGACTACACTTCTTTGGTGTTCAATCGTTGAAGGAGAACGGCTTGAAGGTCGCGAATTCAAGATAGCAGAACGAGACCTGGGAGCGATGATAGGCCCAAGCGACTTGAAGTCTTTCATAGAGGTTTTCAGCCGTTACTTCAGTTCTAAATCAAACGCGACCGGTGGTGATTCGGTAAAAAAAAAGAACAACCGCTGGTTTACGAAGAAGTAAAAGGTTACGCAATCGGCGTAATAGGTATCAGGCCAGATGACTTTGGAAGAATGCGGCCGAAAGATTATTGGGCGGTCCTGAAGGCTTACAACAAAGCTGACAACGACCGCCTAATTTATACCGCAGAATTGTTCAGAGGTTTAGGAATAAGAATCGTCAACCTCTTTGCAAAACAGAGGATAAAAAGGGCAAAAGACTTCTGGGCGATGCCGTGGGATGAAGAGAATGAGCCGGAATTCAAGATTGAACAGATTGATTCCGTAACACGAAGTAAACAAGTTCAAGAACTATTAAAGAGAATCAGCAATGGGTAATGCACTTAAAATAAAGATGGGCGTTGACTCTTCTGGAGTGAAGAAGGGAACGAAGGAGGCGCAAGGGCATCTGAATGACTTTCAAAAGAAAGTGAAGACCGTATCTCTCGCGGCTGCTGCCGCGTGGGCTGCTGTTGGCGCTGCGGTAACGAAGGTCGTTAAAGATATGATCGGATTGACCCAGAAGTGGGGTGACCGCTTCCAGGCCGAAGTGAAAGGTATGCGTGACGGCTATGAATCGCTAATTAGAAATATAGGCAGCGGTAAGGGGTGGAAAGAGCTTATCCAAAATATGAAGACTGCTTACAAGGAAGGTAAGAAGGTCGCTGAAATGTTGGACGAAATGTTTGAAAAGAACATATCCACCAACCTGAATGTTGCTCTTTATGAAAAGGAGATTGCTTCGCTCAGGACTGCGATGCGAGACCAGTCAAAAACTAAAGACGAGAGGGAAGCGGCCGCAAAAAGGGTAATTGAGCTTGAGAACAAGATTAAGGATATAAGGCAAGAAACCGCAGATTACGACTATCAGGCACAACTGAAAGATTTATACGATAAGACAGGACTTACTCAAGATGAAATTGAGTTCTTCTTGCTTCAGTATAATGATAATCAGCAGTTGATGGAGGATGCCAAGAAGCTGAAGCAACTACGCGAGGAAGCGGCAAAGGCGGCAAGGAATGAGTATACTGGTCAGAATAATTGGATTGGCAAACAATCCAGGAGTGAGCAAGCGACTAATACAAGAAATGCTTTATATGAATTTACTAAAGGCAGAACCGATATAGCCGCGCTCGATGCTATGATTACCATAATGGAAAAGTATGGTAATTCAAGTGATGAGCTAATAACAAATGTTTCTGACAAATGGCTCTACCTTATTGGAATTGAAAGAGAAGCGATTGAATCAAGCAGAACAGCAGAAGTAACCATAGGCCGACTCAATAAAGTAAAAGAAAGCAGTGGCGCACTCACTTCGCTTGAAGATGAAAAGGCAATCCAGCAAGCCGATGCCGCAATGTCGGAGTTTGCAGATAATTTGCTGAATATGAAAATTCCTTCCTTCTGGGACGATTTGCTCGGTTCTCTGATTGAACTTCACCCTGAACTTGAACAGATAAACGAGGATATACTCAAAATCGCAAATGAGGGTATGGCAGAGGTGAACGAAAGGATGGGACCTCTCTATGATAAGATACAAGCCCAAAAGGAAATGATGGCTTCCGTTGGGGAATCTCTTTACAACTCATTGGTAACAAGTATGAGTGATTCTATCAGTTACCTGGCAGAAGCAATGGGTAGTGGAGAGTTCAACTTTGCCAACTTTGCAAAAGCAATCCTCAGTCCAATAGCAGATGCGTGTATCGCAGCCGGTTTGATGATTATGACTACCGGTGAAGCCGTTGAGGCATTCAAGGCGGCGTTCAGTTCTCTTCAGGGATATGCTGCTATTGCTGCCGGTGCGGCTCTTATCGCAGTAGGCGCCACGGCAAAAGCAGGGCTCGCCGCACTTGCATCTTCATCAAGCTACTCCTCCTCCAGAACACTGACTTCCGGTTCATCAAGTTCGAGCCTATCAAACGACTATGCGACCAGCTCGATGACCGTCAATGTCACCGGCACACTGGTAGCGAGTGGCAGCGAACTTATCGCAGTGATAAACAACGAAAATAACCGTAAAAATCACACAACCTAATGGCATACGCAACTAAATATCAGTTTTCATTTGTCAGCGACAACGGCACTGATTACACCATAAATATCAAGAAGAATGGGTATAGTGGCTCTGTCATCAGCCGCAACCTCGGAAGGGGCCCGGTGCTGAAGCGGGAGAGCGGGCAGAACGGCATCTGCGGAACTTCGCTTGAAATTTACGCGGAGTGCCAGACTGACCAGGAGTTCGCAGAGTTCTACACAAGTGATCCATTCGAGTTCAAGGTGGAATTGAATAGAGTGGTCAGCAACACTTCAACACTGATTTGGAGCGGTTCTGTCTCTCCGGAGCTGTACTCTGAACCTGATATTGCACCTCCGTATGATGTTCAGATAATAGCAACTGACGGACTTGGCGAACTGAAGATGCACAACTGGGCAGGAGTGGGCAGAAAGAGCCTTCGCGACAATCTGAAGGAGCTGCTTTCCTTTACCGGAGTAACACCGAACTATAACGAAATGGTCTTCATCAGCTCCGTCGCCGCCACTACACCTGCCATATCAGCCGCCACTCTTTGGAGCGGACTCTATGCTAATCTTGACTATCTGGAGGGAGAGAGCTGCTATGATGTGCTGACCAAACTTCTGAACACTTTCAATATGTCGCTGACGAGAGACAACAATAAGTGGCTTTTCGTCCGTGAAACTGATGTTATTGCGACCAATAATGTCATTGTTGCTCACGATGCAAGCGGTACTGCCGTTAATATCACTCCGGTCGCTTACGGCTCAATGAGTTCGCATCAGTGGTGGCCAGTAGGTCAGCTTTCCACTACTGTCATATCGGCAAAGAATCCGAACACTACTACACTCGCGTATCAGCCTTACAAATCATTCTTCAGCAATCCGGACATAACAAGCACTGAAGATGCCACAACTGCGACAAATTGGACTATCAGCGGCACTGTGGTATGGAAGAAACTTTTTGACGGAGCAATTCGTCCTGTGCTTGGTTATGGGCAGACGAGCGGCACGCATTCAATCAGTCAGGCGGTCGCTATTCATCAGCATAACGACTTGATTACTCTGAAGATTCCCGCAGTGGCTTACTCTACCTATCAAGGCGGCATCTGGCCGTGGCAGAATAAACACAAACTCAAAGTAACGGTTACCGTCACTACCGGCGGCACAACCTATTACTTAAACGAACTTTCTTTCGGAGATGGTTCAGAGTGGGCTACAACACAAAAGAGATTGGAATGGAAGCAAGATACATACTTCGTTTCAGATGTATCAGCTTTGCCGCTTGATGGTATGCCCGAGGTTGAGATTCAAATTCCAGGCATTCCTGGCGATGGGACATTGACTATAACTCTATACGATGATGATGTGTCTAATATGGGTCATTTTGTTATCGGCGGAGTTTACTTCACCTGCGAAGTGCCGACCGGCTATAAAGATACCGTTACGGCAGCGAATGTCAGCGCGAGAGAGGCAGATGACAGTCACGAAATCTACATAGCAGACGGACCAATCTCTAACAATAGTGTTCTTGCCGTTGCGAACATCTTCACAAACTCGGGCAATGACATCACCTCCCAGTGGCGCAGCGCTCTGATGACCGGCCGCAGCTTCCTCGATCTGATGGCAACTGACTATGCCGCTTGCAATGTTCTGCCGAGACTTCAGATGGAAGGCGCGATGAACATTCCGCTTAACAGTTCTGTTCCTCCGGTGATGATCGAGCCGAACAGCAACCTTGTGGTAGTGCGGACATTTTCGTGGAATCTCTTGTCTGATGAAGCAAATTTAACAATGATAACGGCGCCAGCTGTAACGATATAGGAGGGTAATTATGTCACAAGTTAGTTTTACATCCAAAATACAAGGTCTGACCAAAAGCGAATGGTCGCAAGTAGTCAGTGGCAGCTCATCAGGCTCCACCGGTTCAAGCTCTTCTGCAATATCCGGGCAGATGGCTAATCATCTGACGGAACTTGCGAGCTGGTTCGCAAAGGACGAGAACGGCAACATCTACCTGACCAAAGACGAGAACAACAACGCCAGGAGTTTCTGGTCGTATGGTGAAATCACCGCTGGCGGCAGTGGCTCTGGCGGTGGCGAAGGTGGCGGTGCTTTGTATGCTTTGGCAGATGTCAAGAAGGCTACAAGTGTAGATGTCGTTGGTAGGGCAGACGGCAGTTCTGCCGAGGCAGGCGAC